GAATCATATGTAAATGCATCACGATGCCGTGACCTTATTGTTTCTACAAATGATTCGTCCAAGTTGAAATGGACAAAGAAGTCGAGTATCTGTAGGTATTGGTTGACCAACTTGTTTATAGCAGGTAGATACTGCTTGATGATTTTGGTCTTGATACCTGTGTCCTTTAACATCTCATTCATAACAGAATTGTAGTTAAACTGCTCAGATAACTCAAACTTCTTTTCCAAGAAGGACTGCTTTTGAGTGCGCATAGACTCACAGTCCTCCTTTGCTTTGTTTAAATCAGCACCAACATCTTTATTTAAGGATGACTGGTACTCTTGAATTTGGCTTTGGAGTCCAGTGATCTGCACGTTGTTTTCACCGAGTTGTGATACCTTAAGTCGAAGCGCTCGAAGTACGTCCCCAGTCTTCCCAATCTCTTTTTCCACCGATGACCCTTCCTTTCCGACCTCACGACATTCGGATTGAATCGATGATGCTTCTTGTTGCGCAGATGCCAGAATCGTATGTTTATGCGAGTCTGAAATGCCTTGGTCGCATACGGGACAGTTCTCATTCTCTTCGAAAAACTTGATCCGCTTCCTGACGTTGGCGAGATTTGATTGCCTATCTTGACCTCTGAGCATAAGGGCTTGGCGTTTATCAGATAAAGTCTCCATCCTTTCCTCGGACTCCCTAATATTTTCTTCGAGGCCCAGGCTAAGCTCACTATTCGCAGCTTGTAGTTCATTGATACTATTCTGCGCTTGGAGTATGCGAGATTCATATTCCTTCCTATTCTCTTCAGTTACCGATCGAATATCACGTATGTATTTTTCCTGTGTTTCGATCTTATTATTTTGAATGTCAATATTGTAATTCAGGTCTTGTAACTTATCTTTGAGAACATTTTGCTTTTCCCTTAATATTAGGTTCATCTTACTAAAAACATTAATATCCAACAGATCCTCGATGACATCCCTTCTGTGTCCAGCCGCAAGTTGCATGAATGGAATAAAGGATGAGGAGCCAAGCACTACAACCTGATGGAACGACTTGTGGTTCAGTTTCAAGATGTTCTGCTCGAGGATCCGTTGGTATTCTTTGGCGTGTGATGACTGGTTAATCATCGTGCCGTTTTTCCAGATTTCAAAGATGCCAGGTTTGATACCACGAACAACCTTAAAGGCACCATTGCCTATCTGAAACTCTACTTCTACCACACAGTTCTTGTTGTTAATAGAGTTTATCAACTGTGGTTTGTTTATGTTTCTGTGTGGTTTGCCAAACAAAGCAAAAGATATAGCATCTAGCATAGTAGACTTGCCAGCGCCATTATGACCTACCACTAGGGTGGACTTGCTTCTGTTCAGCTCTATCTCTGTGTAATTGTTACCAGTGGAAAGAAAGTTCTTCCACTTTACTCTTTTAAATAAAATCATGCAACTTCTAGTGCCTGTGCCTCTGTCATGAGTTCACGCATCTGGACTTTAATCTTGTCTTTGTCCAAATCTGTTTCCACACCATCAATGTATGAATCAACCAAAGTGGGTGTGTCGTCAAACTCAATTGCCTCATCCTCAACATTCTCGCCTATAAACTCATTAAAGTTTTCCGCAATCTTCAGTTCATGAATGTCCACGGACTGAATACGGTCAATGAATCTATCAAAGGAGAATGTGTCCTTTTTATTTACTACCACGACCTTCACAAACTGCTTCTTCAGTTGTGAGACGTCATAAGTATTATAATCCATTTTTTCGTCATTGTAAACAATTTTATGAAATAAAGTGTATGGATTTTTTATCCGTTCTATCTCTCTTGTCTCTGTGTCAATGACGTGGAAGTACTTAGGGTCATTTGCATCTGACCAGAAAAACTCCATCTGTGACCCAAGGTACCAGATGTTGTCTTGTTTTGACCCTACATGGAAATGTCCGGTGAGCACAAGCTCAAACTTCTTAAATAGTTTGTGGTCCATACCATGGACGTTCTTGATACCACGCATCATCTCGAACCCTGCAAGGTCAAGGTGTGCACCTAACCAATCGGCCTTACACTCTTCAATAAACTTCATTGTGGACTCATAGTTCTCTTGATTGATCCATGGTACCATAGCCATCTTGAGTGAGCCGTATTCCATAACCTTTGGCTCCATGATGATGTGTACCTCATTCATGTAGTAACCAAGAAGTTCTTTTAACGAGTTAAGGTCGTTTGTGTTCTTGTAATATGTGTCGTGGTTACCTGGGATGATGTCCATTCTCATTCCAAGTTTACGCATAGGGTCCAAGAACACCTTACGGTTGTGGTTAAGTGCCTTAAAGTTTACAAACTTACGGTGATCGTAATAATCTCCTAGATGTACAATCTGCTGGATATCGTGTTCCTTACAGTACGGGAAAAAAATATCATTATAGAAATCTGCAGCGTTGTTTAAAAATATTTCAGATGAGTTTCTGATACCACAATGTGTATCATTCAGTATCGCTACCTTCAATTCATAAACTCCTGTAGGTCAGAGTCAACATTTACAGCTCTTTTCTTTCTTTGCTTTTCTTCTTTTACAAAAGCCTTAACGTCTGCATCTACGTGCCTGACCTTTTCAATTCTGTCTCTAAGTGTATCGACAAATGCACCAACAACCTGCTGTGACATATCGTCACCTAGTTCGTTGTCAATAAAGTTCTCGATACCAGAACGGGTAAGATATTTTAACTTAATCTCTTGTTGTTTCTTTTCTTTTGCAATACGTCGCAAGAATGCATACCAAGTTATTTGTGTAAAGTATGCAAATGCATTTGGTTTACCTGTACGAGTAGCCGCAGCTATGTCATAGTTTTCGATTGCCTTTAAACAATTTTCAACTGCATCCATGACCATCTCTTCGCGATATGTGTAGCGAATAAAATTAGATTTATGTGATAAACCCTCAGCGATACTAAGAAAACACTGAGCTACATAGTCTGGCACTTTTGGAATTTGTTTTTCTTTGTTCTTGGCCTCGTTGACCGTTGTTACATAATCCACGACCGCTTGAGAAAACTCAGCGTTATTCACATAATGTGCGCTCTTTTTATTTCTTCTTGCCATAGGGGATTCCTTTCATCATGTATATTATATCAAACTCTAATGGTAATGTAAAACACTAAATTTACTTATTATTTAAGTAAACTATGGGTTTACAATTACACGGTTTTGTGATATAATTAAGGTATAACCGTCGGGAAGGAGAGGTACTAGGTTTTTGCCTCGTAGTAATACTCTTCTGTATCACCAAGCCGATATTTATTACCAGACTCTACTTGGTAGAAATCCGTCGAAACTTTAAAGTTCGGCATCATTGGCTCTTCCGGGGTTAGTGAATTATCATATACTCTCATTCTGTTGTTAGGATACAATGCGTATTGCCCATTTTCAAGTTCAATAAGATTAAACGATTTATGTTCCTCTGGTACTTCGGATGTAGAATAGTCGACCTCATCCGCAGCCGCATGATAGTTATCCAAGGTACATATATAAGTGCCGTAATGATTCCCTTGGTCTCTGGTTCTAATCTCAAAGTCCATGGAACCGATAAATTGTTTATAGATAGCGGTTACACCATAGTCCATACAATTCCAAAACTGAAGGTTTGGCAAAGTCAGATCTGGTTCCGGCGTTTCAGGACTCGAAACAAAGGCACTGATTGGTAACTTATCATATAAAGCCCCATAGTGTGGCAAAAAAGTCTCGAAGTAGAAAGCGCGTCCTGGGATTGATTTGGCTGTAACCCAGTGTCCTTCCACAAACTCACCATGACCTTCCTTGTGGTCCATTAGATATTCTTTGCGTATGTATACTTTTTGGTTTGGTAAATTGCATATAAGTTGTGACATTAGTGTTTGGTATCCGTTGGTGGTCTAAAATGAATTACGTTTGTATGTTCTGAATCTTGTTCAGCAATAAGATCTTTTTCGTGCTTTTCGAACATTTCATCTAGATACTCTTGTATCTCTTCAGTGTCCAATCCTGCTGTTTTTACTAAAATTTCATCAAGGTCAAACTGCTTCTTGCCCTTTTGTGATCTTATAACTTCTTTTATTGCACCTGCATAGTGTACTGCTAATGTTTTGGAAGGAGCGGATTCACCTATGACATGATCTACATTTAAGGCAGATAACTCATTAACATCATCTTGGAATGACATCCAAGGTCTAAATGAGTAGTACCGAACATTATTCTCATAATCTTCTGCTGAGAATATCTTTAAGACCTTGCGAATTATTACATCGCCAGTATCTTTATCTGGACCTTCTACAACTTCGCAGACAATCTCATCATCGTTTGTGAGTTTAAACTGTTTTAGGTTCATAGATCAACCACTGTTGTTTTATAGTTAAATTGTTCATTTTGGTATATCTTTAATCTTTCCCATGAATGTACTAAAGAATAATTTTTTCTGCTTTTCCAACTTATGTCATCCGATATATCATACAAGGTTGTTTCTTTACCGTTATCACTTTTTCTTAAACCTCTACCGATAGACTGTAGAACTCGAATCTGTGACTTACTTGGTGAGGCAAATACAATATTATGCAGATTCCTAATATTTATACCTGTGGAAAATGTACCTAGTGAAGCCACAACGATCGAGTTTGACATTCCTTCCACAAGGCCTCGTATTGCTTCTCTGTCGGAGGTATCTGTCTCACCAGACACAAAATAAACTTTACGATTTTCATCAGCTTTGTCCCTTATAAGATTATACAATGGTTTACCATGTTTCTCCACGTAGTTATATAACACTAGAGTATTACCTTCTAAGCTGAGTGCTAGGTTTCTGATAAATTTATTCCGTCTTTCGTGGCTAACGATAAAGTCGATCTCGTCTTGGTAGGTCTGCTTACCGAAATCCCTCCGTACTGTTTCCCCATAAGTAAGAACGAGTCGCCTGATTGATAGTGGGGCCAAAGTCTCGTTATCCTGTAATTTCTTTGTGGTTGTAACTTTGTATACTTTTCCGAATAGGCCTTGAAGTACAAGCTCATGAGTTTGCGATCCATCTAAAGTTCCTGTCGTTCCAAATCTATATTCTGCCTCTGTGCATTTATTCATTATATTCATAAGAGACTTCGATTTAAATCCATGGCACTCATCACCAATCACACAGCCAAATAAATTCAACGGAACTTTAAAATCAGTTGTGGGGATGCAGTTAATCTTTGTCCCTAAACGTATCAACGGTGCAACCGCGTGCATATAAGTAAGTATTTTTAAACTGTCTTTATATGGAAGATAAGTTGTAATCGTTTTAATACTATTAGCTACTTCAGCAGGGAAGATATTTTCAACTTTAATATTTGATTTTTGTTGTTTTTTAGAATACACCCATCCAAATTCTCTAGCCCAATGAACTAATGTTCCAAGATCACATTCTGGTTGATTTAAATATTCCATTTCATATTCTGGATCCCATTTTTCTCCACTCCAACCCGTATCTCTAACTATCCCAACAGCTTCATTCCCATATTCATTAACTAATCCAGCTAAAACAGGAATACATATTTTTAACCTCCTACCCTGCCCAGACTTTTCATGGATTGGGATGACTTTCAACATTTCCACAACATATTCTCTTCTTACTTCTGGTTGATCTTTTAACCTATCCAGCCAACCTTTATCAGTAGTAAATTTTGATTTCTTATTAATAGTAGATTTATTTTTCTTTTCCTCTAACGGTGGTAACAGCTTATCGAAGGTTTCCCAACTGTACTTATCAGAATTAAAATCTTTAAATTTGCAGAATTTATTAGTTTTGCTATTCCTACCACCAACACACCTCATTACTCGCGCAGGGTTTTTAATACTGGAATCAACTTTCAGTTCTGGAGATTTATCTTGCAATAGTTGAATT